CGCCTAACGCCACAAACTCATTCTTTAATGCCTCCAAAATTGGTACGCCAGCTTCTGTAAATTGCCTAACCTCTTGTCCCCTCAAAAAACTTGCGCTTCGTACCTGCCCGTAAGCAAGTATTAATCTATCCATACCAACACCCAATCCTGCCGACATATCAGCAAGCATCTTTGTAGTATCGTATAATTCTTCAGCGGGAACACTAAATGCTGACAACTGCTTTGTGTAGGAAATTAAATCTTTAAAATTAAATGGAGAGACTAAAGCTAAATCCTTTATTTGTGAGAAAAGGGCATCTGCTTTATTTACGTCTTGAAGAATTGCTCTTAACGTTGTTCTTTGCAGTTCAAATTCTCCCGTTATGGTAATTATGCTTTCCATAATCCTCTTAACAGCATAGATCGAAACGCTGCCGCGTAATATTGAGGCAAACTGATTCACGGAACGGTTGGCCAAACTTAATTGAGTACTTGTTTTTTTAGTCTCTTCGGCCACAACTTTTGCTGATTCTGACGATTTTTGAGTAGCCTTAGTTTGTCTTTCGGCTTCTTTTGCCGCTTTAGCCTGCTCTCGCGCGGTTTCCTTTGCCGCTTTTTCGGCTTCTTTTGCCGCTTCCGCTTGCGACTTCGCTGCCTCTTTTGACTTCTTCTCCATTATGGAATATTCGGCGGCCATCTGCTTAAGCGTTATACTTTGCTGTGATAAAGCCTTGGCCTGCTCTCCATAATTTGGCTGCTTCATGTTGAGGCTATCCTGTGTTTGCTTTAACGTTTTAATGACATTCTGTACCTTTTCCGCTTCCTTGACCGCCTTTTTATATTCCTCTGACAGTCCGCCACCTCTCTCTTGCCTAATCTCCTGAATGACGTTTATCTCATCCTCAAGTTGCCTAAGCCTCTCTACTTGTTGGTTTATCTGAATGGTTAAATCTAATTTCTTTTGTGAATTAGCGATGTTTCCCGCCATATTGCCCATTGTCTCACCATTGGATAACTGAGAACCCGTCACCATATCGGCTTGCGCCTTTGCCGCCAACTTCTTGGCGTCCGCGACTTTCCGCACCGCCTCCGCGGTCTGTTCCAAAGACTTGGTTTCTATATCCGCAGAGTCTTTGGACTCTTGAGCCATTTTCTTGTAACCCTCTGCCATATCCGAAATGGTCTTGGAAATGGCCCTAATCATATCCGTATCAATAATCTCTCCTTGAATTTTAAGCGCATCAGTCAAGTTGGTGTTAAAATTCTTGGCCGTGGCCTCCATATCGGCTATTTTTTTATTAAATTCCTTATCGTCAATGATGACGGAAAAGTTTATATTGTCTATGTTTGCCATACATTAAATAATTATAGCCCACTATCCGCAGGCTCTGTTAGTAATTCGGAAAGATTGATTTTCTCCCATTCTTCCTTTTGTCTTTTTTTATTGAATTTTCTTAATGATTCTTCATTAAGACGGATACATTCGTCATCAATAATAGTCTTCTTCTTTTCAGCATCGGCCAGATACAAAGTATGTGGCAAATCGCAGTTCATAATGACTATCTGTGGATGGGTTAGGTCACATCTATAACCCCAAAAAGGAACACTTACAAAACCGAAGAAGAATCTTCTTGTACGCCCAAATTCGGGGTATTCTTTGATGAAAGCTGCTCTGCAACCGATGTGAGTTCTGCTCGGTACTGCTCTGCTTCTTTGCTTGTCATCTTCATCAAGTCCTCCCTCGTATCCAGCGTTAATACCATATTCGCGTAGTATGACCGAAGTATCTCCGTCAGTTTTTTTTTACCCTCCACGATAACAGCGTTCATCTGGTCTATGCTATATCCTTTGACCTGACTCCACCACCATACCAAAAAGTGGTAAAACAGCCTTATTTTCCAATAACTATTTAGATAATATAATGCAGCCTCCTTGTATGGTTTAAGCGGAAATTTGACCGCATATTTAAGCGTTTCGGGAGCATCTTTGGCGGTGCGCGTTGTATCCACTTCTGACCACACATCTGTAAGCCTTTCAATGGTGTATTCACGTAAATACCGAAGTTTTAACTTGACTTTGGTATTTGGAATTGTAATCTCCGTAGGAGCATTGTTATTGATGTCGTTAAGGACTTTCCTTGCGTATTTATCGGGTTGTTTCATATTATATTGAAAATATAGGGGAAGGCATTAACCCTCCCCTGATAAAATGCTAAGCTCCTGCTTGGGTTATTGGTATTATGATAGTGTCTATAACTGTGGATGACTGTTTCAATGTTAATATTATTGAACCATTTCTTGCCAATCCTGAATTAGCAGTTACTGCAACGCTAATGTTATTACCACTCTTTGTGGGTGTTGCCCACGATGTTCCTGCGCTTGCAGCGACAGTCCAAGTATATCCCCCAACTATATCACTTACTGCTATTGTCTTTGTTCCTACCGCAGAGGTAAAGCTAAGGGATGATGGGCTAAGCACTAATCTTTTTTTAATGGATAGAAGTCCTCCGCGCCATCAAATGTAGGTGAAAGCACCGAGCCGGTAAGTCTTACAATCTGAGGCATATTCATATCATCATTGTGATAAGATGCTAAGAACTGAACACGCGGAAATAGTATTGCTGTCTGTTTAGATTCACTCGTCACAAGAACAGCACACATTGTCTTTTTTACAGTAGTTTTATATCCTTTTCCACTGAATGTTCCATCTTCGGAAGTTACTGTAATAGATGTATGTGCAGCTGCTGCATTGTGGTCGAAGAAATAATCCAATAGAGCCTCTGCTGTAGATGGAACATCTCCCGCAATAGTCATATCTCCTTTTTCCGTATCCGTATCTATCTGTTGTTCAAGCTGGTCAATCTTAATAGGAGTAAGCGTGTGGTCTGCTTGGTTTATTTTAAAAGTACCTGCTAATGTAAATATCTCATCAGCTGCGCTAAAATCAGCAGTAAGACCGGCCGATGTTGCTATTTCACTAAGAAGTTTTATGGATGCACAACCTTTATGAAGGTCGTTTAACATCGCTTTTGTTAATGTTGCTGGCATAATTTTTAAATTTTAATTATTGTTTTAATATTTATTATTCTTACATGGTATCCGTAATCATCTGGCATATCGCATATTATCGTTGGCGTTCCCTCAAAGAGAAGTTTCCCTTGCCATTGCGGAAGTCCTGCAGATAGTTTTTTATACATAGAGGATAATTTTTTAGTGTTTTTGAAACCCGAAATGTCTTTAGCAAAAAGATGAAATCCGCAGGTGCATTGTCCGTAGGTGCCGTAATCTACTATCTGCCCTGATACCTTTGCGACAACAAAGTCATCGTTAGTGGTAGTAGTTGATGACGGTCTCGAAGTCCACACCTTGGTAGAAACAGACAAAGTGGTTGCTATCTGTTTCAACTCATTCTCTATTGAGGTTTGGTCAAATTCGTTTGTCATATCCTCTTAAAGTATTTTCCAAAATCCTGCTCTATCTGCGGAACTGTCGTATTGAGTATGTCAATCTCATAGTCAAATTTGTAATACTCTGCTGGGTTCATTCCTGCCATCACGATACCACACCATCCCGTGGATGAAGGAGCACCAAATGATGTTAATGCAGAACGCACACTGTTCGCACTCTCCGTCTCGCTCCATATCTTGACCTTTGATAGTTCCCCATCGTGCCAAATGGCATAACCATAACTATCTCCGTTCTCAATATGGTTCTGATGAAAGGTGTCGTGCAAGTCAAGAGCAATACTTACCCCTGCTTCAAGAATGGTAGTGAGGGCGTTCTCTATGGAAGCGGATTTATCCGCAAACATCCTCGCAAAAGCAGAAGAAATAGTGTTGTTGTTTTTCTCGAAATTGCCCATATCAGTTCTTTATCTCATTCGCCCATATATTACTGCCCAAATTGAAAGTGTTGAATTTTAGCACGGTGGCCACAAATGACCGAGTATAGTCTGTGATGTATATCTTGTCGTTAGATCTAACATCGGCTAATGTCTTAGGTAATGCCAACTTGTAGTCCGCCTTGATTACATCGCCTGCCGATGATG